CGCCGGCATCTGTGGTCAGCGGTATGTAGTCGCCTGTGGCTCCCGCCAACACAGTGCCCGAGTCGTTGCGCACGGCCAATGCCATGACGCCCACGTCGCCCGACGCGTGCACGGCGTCCTCGGCCTTGCCCAGGTCGCCCGCGGCCGTCCCCGTGGTGATCGCGACCGTGCCCGTGACGTCCGTCTTCAGGCGCCCGGCCGCCGTCAGGCGCAGGAAGTTCCAGGTGTCCGTCGTCAGGCTCGGCGTGCTCGTGTCCACGCGCGCGACCACGGGCGGGCCTGCGTCCGTGGTAGCGCTGTACGCGTCCGTGGCCTTCTGTATGCTCACGAACTGCGAACTCGCGCTGTTGTCCTCCAGGTAGATGGCCAGGCGGTTGTTGCTCAGGGCAACGGGGCTCCACATTGCGGACGCAAGATCGACGCCCAGCATGGCGACGCCCGTCGCGCCGCCAACGACCAGGTCGCCAATGGCCTTTCCAAGCTGATCCGGGTCCGTGCCTGGAATCACGCTGACGACGTCCACCAGCCACGAGCCCCCCTGATTCGCGGTAACCGTGCCACTCACGACCCACGGGCTTGTCGACTGCGTGACGGCGACGGCCACCGACGCATCGACTGCCACTCGTAGCCGGCCCGTGGCGTCGACTTGCAGCGGGGCGTAATCCAGGTCCGTGCCGGCGAGGGCGCCGGGCGTGTCCTTGCGCACGACCAGGGCCAGGGTCCCCGTGTCGCCCGAGGCGTGGGCCGCGTCCTCCTGGTACTGCACACCCCCGCCGCCGCCCGTGCTCGTGACGCGCAGCGCCCCCGACGCGTCGACTTGCAGCGGGGCGTAGTCGCCGTCGGTGCTGACCAGCGAGCCCGCGACGTCCTTGCGCACGACCAGGCCTAGCGTGCCGGTGTCGCCCGAGACGTGCGGGGTGTCCTCGTTGTACTGGGTTCCGCCGCCGCCCCCGCCGCCGGGGTTCACGACCTTGACCAGCAGGGCGTTGTTTAGGCCGTCGACCCACACCTCGGCCTGGACGCTCGGGTCCTGGACCGTGGGGGCGATGATCGTTGTGGCGCGACTGCTCATAGCACCTCGACGGACAGGGGTTGCATGGACGGGGCGAGCGACAGGCGCACACCCACCACGCACCGGCATTGTATGGTGTCGTACGCCGGGGCGCTAGGGTCACCGGGGTACAGCAGCTGGTTTCCGGCGCCGCTGATGAACGGCGTGTCCAGGCCCTGCACCACCTGGCCCTGCATGCTGGCGTGGCTGGTCTGCCCGCCGGTGTTCTCAAACGTCCGCACGCGCTCGTCGCCGGCCGTGTTCCACTCGCGGTTCATCTCGTCGGCGGCCACGTGGCCCGACTCGACGGCCTGGCGGTACATTTGAAAGGCCCCCTGGTGGACGGACCGCAGGGCCTCCGTCCGCCCGATGGTCTCCGCTCGGTGCGCGATGAACCGCTCGCGGTAGCGTCGCACCATGTTGTCGATCTGCGTCCGCGTCAGGGGCTTGCCCGACTCCAGCGCGCGGCGAATGGAGGGATCGAACCGGCGATCGCGCAGCGCGCGTTGCAGGGCCTCGGGGTTGTTCGTCTCCAGCAGGCGCCGGTAGTTGTTGACGGACCGGACTTGATGCTGCGTCAGGCCGATGCTGTCCCGGAACGCTCGGGCCTGCGCGCGCGGGTTCAGGCCCCGGTTCATGCCGTCCTGCATGGCCTCGCGCATCGCGCGCCGCTGCTGGTCGGACACCTCGCGCACCAGCCGCAGCTGGTTCTCGCGCATCACGCGCACCGCGCCCTCGTTGGCCAAGTCGAAGTCGACGACCACTTCGCCGCGGGCCGCATTCCGCAGCGCGCGCTCCACGTCATCGGCCGTCAGCTCCGCAGCGCGCACGAACTCCTGCGTCCAGGCCGCGGAGAACCGACGCGCGGCCGCTGTGACCATAGCGGTAGCTTCCTCGAACCGTCCGGAAGCGAGCAGATCGGCCAGCTCGTCGGTCGTGCGCGCGGAGCGCATCGTCTCGACGATTGCCAGCCATGCAGCAGACAGCCGCGCCTCGGCAGCAGTCGCCGCGGTGCGGGTGTCGCGCGGCGTCACACCTTCTTACCCAGGTCGATGTAGAAAATGTCGATCGTGCCGTTCACGGTCACGCTGGAGTCCGCCGTGATGAGCCCAGGGACGCCGACGTTCAGGTAGAGGGCCTGCGTCGAGCTATCCGCCAGCTTCTTCGGGAACACGGCCGTGGCCTGGTCGTTGCTGTGGCGTTGGACGGCCACCGTGTTCGTGTCGGCGTCCACGTCCATCTTCTCCAGTATGTCGATCATCGTCGTGGCAAGCGTCACCGCGCTGGCCGGCGCCGTGCCCATGCCGACGTCCAAGTCCGTGGCGTCGAGAATGCCGTTCGTGTTGTTCTGCTTCGTCAGCGTCAGGTCCGCCTCGACGGCGAGCAGAAGCAGGTTGCGGTCCTGCAAGTCCACGACCTTCAGGCTGCCGTAGTCCAGCGCCGCCGTTACGGACAGCACCGCAGACGTCAGCGTCAGCCGCGCGCGCCGCACGAGCACCGGCTTGTCCACGACTGCGCAGCCGCTGCCGGGCTCGGTGACCAGGACGGAAAGGGAGTCCAACAGATCGGGAACCAGCATGCGCTGGCGTTGCTTCAACAGGGCCATAAGTTTCTTCGTGTTCCGGTTAGTAGGTTGCCACTTCGCACGTGTACGTCGCGGCCGCTGGGTCGCGGTCGATGGTCCCACCCTCGGGGATGACGTAGGTAGTGCCTTCGATGATTATACGGTCGCCGGGCGCGGGCGCAACCCCACTCCCGTTGTCGATGGTGTCGCCGATCAGGACCACGATCTTGCGCCCGTTCTTCACCAGGGTGCCGTCGGCGAACCGCACCCGCTGGCTGTCGATGAACCCGCGGCACGGGTAGCTGGTCGTGGTGGGGTTCGTGCCCGCGGACAGGGACCCAGGCGTGCGCGTGCCCGGGATCACTCGGACCAGGGTCGCGGCCAGGACGCCGGGCGCCACGTACTGTTTGATCAGGCCCGAAATGTCGACGCCGAACAGGGGGTTGCCCATCAGAGCCCCGCCCTTTCGGCCTCGGGCTGCCGCTGGCCGATGTGGTAGCCGCGGACGCGGCCGTGGTCGGTGTCCACGTCCAGCTTGCGCACCTCGTACTGGTCGGTAACGTCGGTGGCCTTCTCGCCGGCGTGAACCAGGAACCGGTCCTCGCCGTCCTGCTGGTAGATGGTGACCGTGATCACAGGCCCCTCGTCAGCCCGAAGGCGCCGCCGCAGTCCCCGAACGTCGTCCGCTCGTTGCAGCAGTCCGGGTTCGTGCCGTCCACGAACGGGCCCAGCTCGCCGCCGCCGGCGCCGAGCAGGTAGCAGGCCAGCAGCTCCTGCACCGGTTGCGGGAACTGCGTTGCGTCGCCGCTGATGATGGTGGGAATGAAGAACTCGACGGCCGCGCTGCCGGCCTTCACGGCCTTGATGTTGCTACCCGTCGTCGCGCTGTTTTGAATGTCCGTGCTGATCAGCAGGGCCAGGGCCAGCTCGAACTCCGCAAGCGCAATGTCGTCCGGCACCGTGCCGTCCGGGATCGCCTCGCCGCAGTTCGTCGCGCCGTCGCGCGGCCACTCCAGGGGCTGGCTCGCGCTGGTCTCTTCGCCCGAGAACTCCGCGCGCCGATCCAGCATGCGCGCTGCACTGATCAGGCCCTGTTGTTTTTGCAACGTGGTGGACGCGGTCCAGACGGACGCACCCACGCGCGCCGCAAAGTACGCGTCAGCGTCGGCGACGGGGTCGGCCGTCAGCGCGTACACGCTGTAGTTGACGGCGGAAATAGTGATGGTGGATACCATGCCCATAGGTTACGCCTCCTCGCTGCCCCGCTCGGGCACGTCTTCTTCGTCGTCAGCTTCGGGGTCCGGCTTCTCCGGCATGCCGTCGTCGCTCGCGCGCTGATCTTCGGCGCCCGTCAGCTGTGCGTCGGGGTCAGCGAGGATCTGCCCCTTCAGGCGCGGAAGCCCGAGCAGGTTGAAAATCTCGGCGACCGCTTCGTCCTCACGGTCCAGCACCACGCCCGCGCTGGCCAGATCGCGGACCACCGCGGACAGGGACTCCAGGTCCCGCGTCGCGTTCGTGTCCGTAACCAGCTTTGGCTTCAGCTCGGGGTCCCATCCGTTCAGGAGCCACAGCGGGCCCAGCAGGTCCTGCTCGAATGCCTCGCGCAGCGCCTTCAGGGTGCTGTCGATGATTAGGCCGAAGTTGTTCGACTTGTCTTTTGAAAGGGCGAAGCTACCCGTGCCCGCGGACGTCGAGCCGAGCAGCAGGTGCTCCGTGCCGAAGACGCGCGCAATGTCCATGACCGTGCGCTCGATTGCGCGCGCCACCTGCTCCAGGGAATACTCGCCGCCCTCTAGCAGCTCCAGCGCCCACTTGTAGACCGGGCTCGGGCTCTGTGCCGCGTCCTTGTTCGCGTAGGTCTCGCTGTCCAGCATCACGCCGAGGTTCGGGCCCTTGATGTGGTTCGTGATGAACTCGCGCAGCGGTTGCAGCTTGGCCTCGATGTCCGCTGCGCGCGTGGGGTCGGCCTTCTTGGCCTTGTTCATCTCGTTGAACGGGGCGCGGATCACCGGCACGCCGCGCAGGTCGTTCTCGTAGCCGAAGCCCTCCAGCTGCTCGTACCTGCGCAGCCGCTGGCATGCCTCGACGACGTGGCGGAACAGGCCCAGACCCTCGGGGCTGTCGCTCAGGCTGTCGTCCACGAGATAGATCAGCTTCTCGCGCGGGATTGCCGTCTCCACCTGCGTCTGCGGGTTGCGTTGCAGAATCGCCAGGACCTTGCCCGACGGTTCGGTGTCCCACCGCTCGATCGTCACCTGCGGCCGGTTGTCCACGGAGGCAATCTCGATCGTGCCGTCTTCGGCCTTGCGCATCGTCCACTCCAGCGCCGCGAACCCGTAGAACGGGAACATCGCGGCCTTT